GAAAGTTTACGTACCTTCCTAGCTTTTTTGCCTTTTAATGCTGGGTGTTCAAACATTTGTTTTACTTCCCAAGCCTGTAGGCCATACTTGTCTTTGATACCATTACGATCAGTACCATTATCTAGATCTTCTAGAATCATAGTCACTGTAATAGTGTTTGGTGTTTCGTTTTTCTGCGTTTCCTCGCCAGGATTTGTTCGTGCTTCAATCATTTTTTTAAAATTTAAGCGGTTAATCAATAAATATTTCTGACCAATTTAAAGGCATGGTCTTACCTTTTAGGTGGTGACAACGTGAACCGGCTGTTACATCGTCCAAAGAGTTGAAAGAAACCATAGTCTCTTCGTCTTCTCTGTATATATAACCAACAGCATCAGCGTTAGCACATGTAATCTGCTTGATCTTACCAGTCAAGTCAAGGTCCTTTACAGCAACCTCTTTGCCTTTCTTTTCAAGCATCTTGTCCTTTAGGTGACCAACTAGAATCACATGATCTGCTAGCTTGTTCAGTCTGTCTATCCATTTCTTGTAGGCTATACGTAAGTATAAGTAGCCAGCGCCGTTTGGCAATGATAGGACTGATGCGCCAGGGTTCTTCTGATCAAAGTTTTTACCCATAGGAGTTTGCATGTACAGTACTTTTGCATCTGCTTCACACCATTCCTCAAGCTTTGAAATAGTGTCAATAGCAATGTACTTGTACGGTCTTCCCTCTTTGATGATTGTTTTACCAACCTCTCCAAGTTCTTTCAAGTTGTTAACTTTAATTTTTAGGGCGTCAACCATATCAGAGCCGTCCTCCAAATCAATAATTAAACAATCTTTTAGTTGTGACAATACTGTAGTCTTACCAATTTTTGGTGGACCATAGATTATCATATTCTTAGGCGATTTGCGGCTCGCCTTAACCACTTTTTTAGGTAGTTCCATAATTAAAATATATATCTGATTTTGTTCCAAGGTATTATATTCTCATGCAGTTCAACAAACTGCTTGATGTATTCACGCTTCTTTGATAACTTGTATCTAAGGTTCTCACCGCCGTACTGAGATGTTTTTATCTCTTGCAGGTCCGGTTTCCATAATGTAACCTCTGCACCAGGATGTCTTTGTAAATTAACAAGGTGCTTCTTGAAGTTGTGTGTTAGGAAGATAACCTCTGCTAGTACAACATCTCTGTAGTTAACAAGGTATTGAAGTTGTGTGAATAGTTCTGCGTAATCATCCAACCAACCGTCATAAACTATGACAGGACTGAAGTTTACGTGTACATCATAGCCTGCTTCTACGAAAGTATCAATAGCTTTTATCCTATCAATAATCTTTGAAGTGTTAGGCTCGTGTATATCTGACATCTTTTGTGGCATCAGACTAAACCTTATACGTACTTTACCTTGCGGATCATACGTAAGAAGGCTGCGGTTAACATACTTAGTAGCAAAGCTACCCATAGCAACAGGATGATCTCTGAAGAATTCAAAGATGCGCTCCCAGTCATGATACTTAGCATGCAATGCAAAGTCTTCATTACAACTAATGTCGTAGGTAGTATACTCTGCGTGCGTTTGATTAGGTTTCTCTACAGGTGTAAAGTATGCATGATTGTTTATCTCTGTAAGTATATCACCAGTGTTAGTAGCAACAGTCAGCCCATCAGGCTTGTGTCGCTTCATATAGCAATAACTACAGTCATACAAACAGCCGTGACCAAAGCTAGGTGATATAAAATCCGTAGACCTACCAGACTCTCTGATAGTAAATGTCTTGCGCTTTACTTTCTCTATCATTTACGCTCACTTATATTAAATGTAGCCAAATCAGCTTCATAGCCAATCATACCAAGTAAACCATCACGATTCTTCTCAACATGACAGGCAAGCAAACCTTTAGGGTCTTCACCGCAATATTCATTTGTAATGCCATACAAATCATACGGCCTGTTGAGTATCATAACAACATGCGCATCCTGACCAATACTGTCACCACCAAACAAATCTGTTAGCAGCGGTTGGTATTGATTCTTAGCACGATGTTCTTGCTCAATGTTACGGTTTAGCTGCGATAGTAGTATGTTCACAGTTCCAAGCTTTGATTGCATCCACATACAGCCTTTTGATATAGTATTCAAACGCTTTAACTCAGTATCTTCACTACCTCTAATCAAACGTGAATGGTCAAACAAATTAATCACAGTGTGATTTGGATGCTGTTCAAACAATTCTTCGTTTGTGTTCATGATATACTCCATAGTTCGGGGTATGTTGTTGAAGTATATAGGATAGTTACCATACTTCTGTACTTTTGTAGCATATGTTTTAAAGTCCATATCTGATAGACTTGTATCTATAGATAGTAACTCACCCATCTGCTTACGTACATCTTTAGATGCGCTACGCATTACCTGTTGGTAACCCGGCATCTCAAAGGTCCAATACAATACAATCAACTTCTTGTGTGCATTTGTGTCAAGTATGTCAAAGACAAGCTGATTACTGAATGCTGATTTACCAACACCAGGACGACCAGCAATAACATACATCTTACCTTTCTGCAAACCACCAAGCAAGTTCCTGTTTAGTCTAGGCCATGACGTAGCAAGTACATCACGTTTACCAAGCTTCGCTTCTTTTACTACAGCAATTGACTGTCTGACTGCTTTGTCTATTTTCTGAAATCCACGTACATCAAATACGCTAGAGCTTTCTTGTGATTCTGTTGTCGTCTTCTCCATGACTTTTCTTTATGTTAGCATACTTTTCCCAAGTATGATTATTTAACCAAGTTTCTAAATTCTGCATATACGCAAGCCTGTTGCGCTCTGCCTCTAGCTGAACCTTAAGCAATTGTATAATTCTATTATGTACAAACTTTTTAGTTCCTACAATTTTTTTATACTTGTTCTTTGCTTTCTTGTTAGCTTGACAGTCTGGGTCAAGTGCATGTAGCACACGTACACCGTTCTCTGTGTTAACCTTCATAGGATAAGTGCTTAACAGTTCTGCAAACATTTGGTCAAAGTCACTAGAGAATAAATTAATAAACTCTTGCCTGACCGTATGATTATCTACAGTATCTCCAAGTTTAACAAAGCTTTTTTCTTGTAACTTTTCCCAATTTATATTTAGGTTCAAACTTGCTAGAGTCTTTTTGCCATTGCGTAGTAGCGCATAAAGCGCTACATACTCATCGGCAGTTATGTCATTGTCTAGCAATAATTGTACATCTATTCTTACTTCCATGTGACATTATTTAATTTTTTAACACTATTACGTAGCCATTTTTCTTCCTGACTATCTTTTACATATAGACAAATAATCTTACCTTGCTTGCCCTCTTGATAACGAATGATACGACCAACGCGTTGTATCATAGTCAAGGATTTACTAGTAAGACCACATATCACAGCCATAGTAGCATCAGCAACATCAAAACCTTGATTCAATGCTTTGGTAGAACATAGCACAGGCCTGTCGCCTGACCTAAAATCTTTCAAAGCTTGTTCTCTTTGCTTTTTTGTTTTACCGCTATGGTACACAGTAGAGAATGTTTCTGTCGCATCAGCAAGTTTATTTGTAAACTCATTACTACCACCAAACACAAGTATCTTTTCACCTATGCTCTTAATAACAATCTTCTGTAGCTCTGCAATCTTGTTATCCGCATGATCTACAACAGCTTTACGCGCTCTAATAGAACGATAAAACTGTGCAGCTGCAGCTTTTTGCTCGTTTGTTGCACTGTTCTTACCTGGTCCCATAATATACTTAGCCTGATCAAATGCATCAAACTGTCCAAGAGCATACTTAGCATACACAAATGTATTGTTTGCCTTTTTATACTCTTGTTGCTCGACATCTGTTAGTTTGATAGGCACACATACAATCTCATAGGGAGACACTAGGCCCAGCTCTACACACTTATCCAAAGATATTTTATAAACAAGAGGTGCCATAGCAAATAATATCTCTTTATATTCTATATCTTCGGGAGGGGTTGCAGTCATACACAACAGTCTGTCCCAAGTATTATTATCAAAGAACTTACGATACTCAGGAGACAAACCTAGGTGTATCTCATCACATACAACAATGTTATAGTGATTGTCTTCTAGCTTGTACGCAGACTGGTAGCATATTATATCTACACGGTCAAGTACATGCTCGTAGTTCCATTTTATAAACTCGTCTTTAAACTGTTCTTGTAGTTGTGTCGTAGGAACTATTACAAGAGCCCTACCATCTTCAGCACTATCAAGAGTTTTACCAACAGCAATGACGCCACAACGAGACTTACCAAAACCAGTTCCAGCAATGATACTACCAGTGAACTTGCTTTTTGCCCATGCGTTAAGAGCTTTCTTTTGTTCTGCATCTTTTACTTTTATTAATTTACTCATCTCTATTCCTATCTGGATCTGGCTCATAGTCTTCGTAGTTTTCTTGTATTATACCTTCAAGTTCATCTTTATCAAACTCTTCAAAACCCTGCATAAAATGCAGAATATCTACCTTTAGCAGATTACCATTAGTGTCTGTTAAGTTTGCCCATAGAGCATTAATTGTAACACCTCCTTGGTAACCTGTACCATTGTAATCTAATTCAGATGATTCATATTCATAATCAACTTGGACTGTATATCCATTTTCTAATTCTATTTCGTGTAACATAATTTAATTATTTATAATTAACATTGTTAATATTAATATTACTATACCTAGAAAGCCTATAGTACAGGCAAACATGTTGTAGTCAAATTTGTGTCTTGGTTTGTTCATGATAATATTTCTGATACTTTATTAATTTGTTCTTTTAGTTCTGCATTCTCGTATTCAAGATATTCTACACGCGCTGCAAATGTTTTAATCATGTCATCTTTATCGTTACAATCACCCATACCCTTAATACCTACAGCTGTAGCACAGATATTGAAGAATTCTTCATATGCCTTGTCTACATCCATAAGATCAGAATGTACTTTAAATGCATGTAATACAGTAGCATGATCTCTATGAAACACAGCAGCGTTAACAATAGAACTATAGTTTAACTTATCATTGATAAGAACCATACATATACGTCTAGCTGCAACTACTTCACCATTTCTAGTTTTACCTCTAATCTTACTGATAGGAACTTCAGTAAGCCTAGACACAGTAGCAAGTATCCTTGCAACGTTTGCATCTAGTTTATATAATTTTACTTTTCCCATGATTTACTAATATTTGTGTCTGCCTTCAACAGACCGTTTGTAACTACCTCAAGAGCTGCCTGCTCCATAAGTCTTGTCATTGTAACTACCCAATCTTCTGCGATACTTTCTTTACATATGGTATCTACCTGATCATGCACTGTCATAACTATCTTAACAGGTAAGTCATACAGTTTAATATGATCCCTAATAAGAATCAAAGCTTTCTTAGTCATGTCAGCTGATGCACCTTGAATAGGTGTATTCTTACTAGCACGTTCTATACTACCTAGCTCAAAGGCTGCGCCTTTGTCTTTGTAGATGCGAGGATACCATGTAGGAAACCAACGACGTCTATTGTAAGGCGGAAACGTTTTGATGTAACCATACTTTTTACCAAAGCTGCCTAGTTTATCTAGGAACCCTCCAATAGCAGGAAAGGCTGCAGAGTACTTTTGAATCAAAACTTCAGCGTCTTTAGTACTAATATTAAGAGTATCTGCAAGTTTATGTGGGCCCATACCATAAGCAAGTCCAAAGTTAATAGTCTTAACATTTGTACGTAGTTTACCATGTTTGGGACACTTACACTTACTCTTGTTCTTCATATAACTACAATCATCTTCAGCTGTATCTACCCACTCTTGTCCATACACAAGGTCAGCACATACACTGTGCAAGTCTTGTCCTTGTTCAAGAGCAGCTATCCATACAGGATCTTTAGAACCAAATGCAATTACATTAAGTTCCTGAGAAGAGTAGTCGCTGCTAACGAAGCACCAACCATCAGGAGCCAAAAAGCAATTACGGAACTTATTATCCGCAGGTATCTGTTGCATGTTTGGCTTCTTGGATGCGACGCGTCCAGTGTCAAGTATTTGATTGAATTGCGTATGTATCTTACCATCGCTTGAAACAAATTTAAAGAAGTCTTTA